CGACCTGCACCTGCCCGTCGAGCCAGGCGTCCGTCCCGGTCGCGACAACTTGGTCCGCTGGGCGGTTCTGTTGGAAGAGGTGATCCCGCCCGAGCGTGGTCTCGGGTCCATCTAGCCGACCCGATCCCAACGGCCCCGTCACCCGGCGGGGCCGCTTAGATTCCATAAAGAACCGCAAAGAACCGCCCAGACTGGGTTCGCCGGGACACATACTGGCCGTAGCCTCGTGGGTCGTAGGTCGTGGCGGTCGCCTGCTAGGACTGGCCCACGAGGCTACTTCGTCAGCGGCCGGCAACTTAGATGTAGATGCTGTCTCGGGTCACGCCGGCCAGGGCGGCGGCCCGGTCGTGGGCCATGACGCTGGCGACGGCGGCGTCAATCTTGCGCGGCGAGTCCCGGCGTTCCTTGGCCAGCCGCGCCCCTCGGGCGTCCTCGCGGAGTACCGCGTTGCCGATGTGGCGAGCTAGCCGGCTGTCCCCTGAGTGGGTGAGTGCGCCGTTGATGACGGCCTCATAGAACCGGGCGGTCGCGGGCGCCATCCTGCCAGGGCTCTGCGGGTACTCGACGACCGGGAACCCCTCGCCGTCGAGGAGCTGGAGCGAGCGCGCCCACCTGAACGGATCCGCGGCGATCTCCAGGACCCGCCAGCGCCGGCACGCTTGGCGGATGGCCTGCTCGACGTCGACGATGGGCACCTGGGTGCCTGCGGCCTCCCACAGCTCCACCAGGTCCAGGTGCGGATTTTGCCGCACCTCGGCGACGACCAGGACGGTGGTGTCGCCGTTGAAGGAGCCGTCGAAGGCAAGGACGACCTCGGCCCCGTCCGGGATCAGGTGAACGGAATCCGTGCACCTGGCCCAGGTGCCGGGCGGCAACCAGGCTTCCTCCAGCTGGTCGGTGAGCTGGCACAGCCGGGCCCGCCGGAACGACGCTTCCCGCATCTTCGGCGGCAGGCACGCCTGCAACCCGTCACGGGCCAGGAAGTCGCCGAGGGCGGGATTCGCCAGCTCCCAGCAGTGCGGGCAGTCCACCGGGTGATCCTCGAACCCGGCGGCGGAGTGCTCGCGCCACACCACCAGCTGGTCGTCGGGGTGGTCGAGCGCGTAGGCGCGCAGCCGGCCCAGCACCGTCTGCTCCAGCTCCGGGCCTGGTGTCCCGATGGCCAGCACCACCGACGCCTGTTGCTTGCCAGTGGCCAGGGAGACGACCTCGTACACCTCCTGGTCGACGCGCCCGGCCTCGTCCACGATGGCCAGGGTGAAGTCGAGGCCCTCCAACCGCTTCGGCACGGCGGGCAGGACCTGGAACGACGACCCGCGGGATGGGACCGTGAGGGCGTCGGCGTACTGCTGGACGCGCGCCTCCAGCTCCGGGTGGAGCTCCACCATGCGCGAGGCGACCCGATGGCACAGCCCGGCCTGGCGTTCGTCGGTGGCCACCACGACGACCTGGGCGCCCTCCGGCCCGGCCAGCAGCTCATAAAGGGCCAGCACGGCGGTCAGGCTGGTCTTGCCCTGTCCGCGGGGCAGCATCCACCCGGCCAGCCGGGGCCGGGGCCGCTGATCCCAGGTGGCGGCGATCAGGGCACGCTGCCACGGCCGCAACCGCAACGGCTTGCGGACACCATGGCCGCGGGGCACCCGTATGTAGTCGGCGGCGAACCGTGCCACCGCCAGCTCCCGGCGTCTGGAGCTGCGCAGGAGTAGCGGAGAACCGTCAACGGCTGCCTTCGGGCCAGCCTTCACGCGCCTATCCTTACGCCATGACTGAGACCGGCCCGAACACCGCCACCCGTATCGCTATCGAATTCCTGACCCTGTGGATGGAGCAGGATCGGGAGGGCGCAATCGAACACATAGGGGGAATGCTGGACGAACCGAACGCCCCGAGTCCTGAGGCCATCATCGCCGGTCAGTGCAATCTGAGCATGGCGCTGGCGATCAAGCTGGCCAAGGAACGCGGCGCACTGACCCTCGACGAACTGAGGACGAAAACCGGCGAGATCATTCAGGAACTGTCCCTGGAACTCGAGGATCTCCCCGACTAGGAGCATCCTCACTTGGCCACCGGCCCCGGGTCGTCGTCATGTGTAATCAGCGGCGCGGCTGGCGAGGGGTCGGTGGCCATGATCCTGGTCAAGACTGCAGCGGCCTTGGCGGCGTTGCAGCTGCGGCAGCGGACGACGAGTGGCCCGTAGGGGGAGCCGCCTTTGGCGACTTCGCGTACGTGGTCGGCGGTGAGGTCGGCCGAGGGGTGGGCGGGGCGGCCCTCCCAGCCCGGGCACCAGTCGCCGACGATGGCGCGGTGGTCGGCGACGGCGCGGCGTCTGCGCTCGCGCTCGCGGGCGTCGTTGTGGAGGTCGGGGCGTCGTGTGGCCTTGACCCGGTCGCGGGTGCGTTGGCAGTCGTGGCAGTAGGTCTTGCCACGCACCACGTTGTTGCAGCCTCGGGCGAGGCAGGCGCGGATCAGCGAGCGGGTCATCGGCGCTTGCGCTTCCGGCGTGATGTACCGAGCCGCAGCTGGAGCTGGTGCTTGCACGACTGGCAGCGGTCGCCGGGTCCGGCGAACTTGGCCTGGCAGGTGATGCACGAGCCGCCCGGTCGGCCTGCGAACAGGGTTGGCAGTGCCTTACCCATGGCGTCGGAGGAGGGTGAGGAGGACCGGAGTGGGGCGTCCGACCGCACCCGAGCGGACGCCCGCGACTCCGGCTCCCTGGTAGGCCGGCACCCGGACCACGGCGACGTGGTCGAGGGCGGCCCGAGTGCGGGTGACCCGGCTACGATCGGGTGACCAGCGACTCCCGCCGGGGATCTCCATGAATCCCACGGACAGGCCCAGGGGAACCCCGTCTCGGGCGAGGGCCAGGACCTCGTTCCCGAGCAGGGTGTCCGACACGCGCCAGGAGCCGTACGCGGCGTCGGACCTCTCGTCGATTTCCAGCGTGACGCCGATGGGGAGGGTGCCGGCGTCCCTCGGGTGGGTGGCCGTGAGCGGCACCCTGGCGGGATCGTTGCCGGCGAGGGCGCCGCGCTCGAACGTCTCGACGACCAGGCGACCACGGTCGTACACCTGCGCCTCGATCCCCCAGGGAAGCAGGGGACCGTGGAGGGTGTGGCCGTCGCCGTCGTCGCGGACGTGGAGGGTGCTGGTGTGCTGGCGGGTGTGGATCATGCGACAGCCCCCGAGGGTGGTTCCTGGTTGTCGATGCCGGCGACGGGCGGCAGGTCCTCCAGCTCGCGGACTTCGGAGCGGAGTTTCCAGCCGGCGCGGATGGCGCTCTCGTGCGCCTGGTAGCGGGTGAGCAGGTCCGTGCGGACGAGGGCGGCGGCGTTGAACTTCACGGTCGTGGTCGACGAGAGGAGGGCGGAAAGGGCGACCTCCAGCCGCACCAGCCAGGGCCGTAGGCCGAAGGTGAGGAAGTCCAGCGCCCGCTGCTCGACGTTGGCGTAGGTGAGGCTGTTGCCGCTGTCGGCGCCGACCAGCTCGGGGTTGACGCCGAAGTAGCGGCAGATGGTGCGGACGTTCGCCTGGGTGGTCTCCAGGAACTGCGCCTCCTCGGGGGCGATCGTGATCGCCTGGAAGCGGGCGCCGTTGCCGAGGACCGCGATGTCGCGGTTGCCCTGGTGGCGCTCCCGCCAGCGGGCTTTGATCTGCTCGGCCCGGTCCTGCTTGATGTCCTGGTCGCTGGTGAGGACGCCGGCCGGGATCGCGGACTCGCCGAAGAACTTCGCGGCGTACCGCTCGGCCCCGATGCCCAGGCCGATGGCCTGGCGGGCGTGGGTGATGGGGGAGAGACCGAGGACCTGGCCGGGGGCGGTGAATGCCTTGACGTGCCAGATGCTGGCGGGGTCGACCTCTTGGCCGTCGATCCTCCAGATAACCCGGTTGTCCACCTGGACACCGACCCGGTTGGGATCCAGCAGCTCCACCTGAGCGGGCAGCAGCCCGGCGCCGGCGCGGTCAACGATCAGCCCGTAGGCGTTCCCTCGCACCAGCAGCGATTGCAGGGTGGCATACAGGAAGTCGGGCAACGACCAGCCGGCCGAGGGTACCCGCAGGACCGGCGGCAGCTGCGGGAGGGGATCGCGGTCACCGTCCCGGTAGACAGCCAGGGGCAAGGTCGAGATGCTCCCGGCGATCAGGTTGACGCACGCCCAAACCGCCGAGTGCTGCATGGCCGTGGTCGGGTTGACCGGCACCGCCGCATAGGTGGGCGTCGGGACGATGCTCCCGATCTGAAAGAGGTCCCGGTCGTGCCGGCTCTGCCATGGCCAGCGCATCGGCTCAGGTCTTTCGCCGTCGCGCCGGCTTGGCCTTGGGCTCGGCCTTCTCCTCGACCTCGGCGGCGTAGCTGCCGCACTTGGGGCAGGCGGGCTCGTCGGCCGGATAGGTGGCCGAGCACCCGAGGCAACGCCGGACGACGCTCATCGGCTCAGGTGGTACCGACGAAGGTCTTGACGGCGTTGGTGTCGATCAGGGCGCCGTCCAGCCGGATGATGCACCGGAAGGCGATCAGGTCGTTCTGGAACCGGAACTCGTCGCTGCGCTCGAAGCGGATGCCGTTGACGATCCTGATGAAGTAGCGGTCCATGGCGCCGAAGGCGATGTACTCGGCGGCATTGGCCGCGGCCGGCATAAAGGGGTCGTGATAGACCGGGTAGCCGAGCAGGCTACGGCGGTCGGTGAGGCCCTGGACGGGCTGGCCGGTGGTGTCCCGCAGCTTGCGGATGCTGACGTCGACGGCGTTGCGCATCAGGAACGACGCGCTGGCGGCGTCGGCATACGGCTCGGCCACGGAGCCGACCAGGTTCCAGAGGGCATCGCTTCCTTGATTTGTGGTGCCTTGGGTGCCCAGCCCGGCGGCCGTGCCAGCCGGCCCTGTTACCCCGGTGGCGGCGTCGAGCAGCAGCCCGCGGGGCTGGCCGGAGCCGGTGCCGTTGATGAGGTCGTCGCCGTAGCCGTTGGCGCCCAGGCCCAGGGACAGGGCGGCCTGGCGGGCCAGGAACGACATCAAGTTGGTTGGGGTGTCGTTCGCCAGCTCCTGGGACACCTCGAAGTAGTTGGCGTACTTGTAGGCGCCCAGGGTCACCGTCGACAGGGTGGGATCGGACTCGGTGATCTGGCCGGCCTCGGCGATCAGGTTCGTGGTCACGAACCCTGTCGAGCGGGGCACGACCAGGTTCTCCCCGGTCTCGGTGGTCACCACCGTGGCGCCGGCCCGCATGAGGGCGCTTGTCTCCACGAGGTGGCCGACGATCGTGGAGTACACGTCGGTGCCCATCGCCTGGGTGGCCGTGGTCGTGAGCAGGTCACGGGTATGCACCCGGACTCGGCCGGAGCGGCCGTAGACCGGCTCGGGCACGTCGTCGGGCCACTCGTCGGGGAGCTGCTCGGCGAACACCTCGATCGGCGCCGGGTTCTTGGCGAAGATCGCGGAGCGGAACTGCCGTGCGACCTCGGCCGCCTGGCGGCTCAGGACAGGCTGCCGGCCCCGGGTGGCCATGGCCCGCACCTCGGCCAGCTGGCGGGCGTGCTCGCGCTCGATGGCGTCGTTCGCCTCGCGCTCCTGGGCGACCTGAGCTTGGTAGTCGGCCAGCTCCTCGGGGGCGAGGTCGCGTCCCTCGCTGCTGGCGCGGGTCAGGATCTCATCGGCGGCAGTCCGGGCGGTGGCCCGCTGCCCTCTCAGGTCGTCAAGCAGGGGCACGGTCCACCTCGAGCATTCACAACAGGACAGCTGTCAATGCAGAGGATACTACGCCGGACGTACTAGTTGTGTTCCGGGTGGCAGCGCCCGGCGAGCTCGACGCGGGCGAACACGACCAGGAGGCGGCCGTAGATCGAAACCATGGCCATTTGGTCGGTGCAGCGCAGTTCGAACTCGCCTTTGTCGCAGGCTTCGATCATCGCTTTGCCGGCCATCTGCAACGTCTCCCCGGTGCCCCGGGCCAGGTTCTCCCGGGCCACGTCGAGGAGGTACTGGTGCTCGACCTCGGTGAGCTTGCCGGGCCGCTCGGCTTCCATCTTCGCCAGCAGCCCGTCGTCCACGGCGAAGGGGGCCAGGTCCTCCTCTCTCACGACTCGACCCCCTCCCGGCCGATGTAGTCGATTCCTATTCCGCTGTACGTAGTATCGGCCATGTCCCTGGCGAGGGCCGCCCACCCGCGCAGCGGTCCAAGTGGTCTAGGGGCTGGAGAAGATGATGTGGCTGCCGACCCGGCGCCACACGATATGGACGTGACCAGCCCTGACAGGAGCGCCGTACTGGAAGGTCGCACGGCCGTCGTCTGCCCAGGTCATCTCGAAGATTCCCTGGGTACCCTCGATTCCCTTGACCCGGAGACCAGAACGGAATCCACCGCCGCGTTCGAGGTCCTCGACGAACTTCTCCACGGCGTGGAGGAAGCGCTTCTTCTCGTCGGCGGAGAGTTGCTCGAAGTCCCTGCGGAAGCGCGGTCGGGTCTTGAAGGTGGGCATTCGCTGTCCATCCCGATGGAGTCAAGCCAGTACAGGCGGTCGGCATCGTAGCATGGAAGGTAGGACTCTCCAACTTTGCGACTTTCACGAGTTGCTACTTTTAGTGTTTTGCCCTAGTCTTGCCGCTAGGCTACGGGGAGGCGGAAGGTAAGGGTGGGTTCTGGTATGGCGGTTACGGAGTACACGAGAAGGGAGGCGGACAAGATGGCCCGCATGACCCTTCGAGCGAAGGGGCAGCTAACCCTGCCAGACGAGGTTCGTAAGGCCGCCAACCTCCATGAGGGGGACCTGATCGAGGTCGAAGTGACAGAGAACGGTGAGGTGATCCTCCGACCGCTGGCCACTATCGACCGAAGCCAGGCATGGTTCTGGACGCCTGAGTGGCAGGCCGGCGAGCGCGAGGCCACCGAGCAGGGCCGCCGGGACGAGGGCGAGCTGTACGAGAGCGGCGCCGACTTCCTCGACTCTTTGCGGTAGCCGATAACCATAACTGCGGGAGCCACCACCACGGTGGCTCCCACTGTTTGCGGCTTCCAGATCGTGAGTATCTGGGAACACCTGGAGCCACATGCTCCCAGATACTCGCGGTCCAGAGATCGCGAGGATGAGTACCTGGCAGGGCGGGTCATCATGCTTCCTCCCCGTCCGCTTCGCGCTCGTCGGTCGGGAGCTGCCACATCCAGCCGATCGTCTTGCCCTTCTCGTCCCGTTCCCGCACCGACTTGATGCGTAGCTCCTTCTTGGCGCGCTGGATGGTGCTGACACTGACGCCGGTATCGGTGAGGAGCTTCTTGGCGTCGGCGACCCGCACGGGTCCATCGCTGAGGAGGTCGCGGAGCAGCTCCTTAGCCTCGTCGCGGACTTCGGCGTCACGCCGGCTGTCATGGCCGCGCAGCAGAGTGTCGGCGTCGATGTGAGCGACGCCCTGCCAGACGATCAGGGGGCACTCGTATAGGTCGTCGGAGGTCACCCGGTAGCCGAGG